AAGCAAAAGAAAAAGAGGCTAAAGCAAAGAGGGAAGAGGCTGAAGCAAAGAAGGAAGTTACCGAAGATGAAATAGATTGGGATAGAGGGGGAATATTCCTTGATAAAAAAGAATATGTTAAGAAGAAAGATTTAGTTACAGAAGAAGTAGCTAGGAGTAAACCAGAAGGGGGAATTTACATAAATGAAGATGGAGAACAGGTAAGAGTTTATTCGCAAGAAGAACAGACAGAAATAGATAAACAAGAGGAGAAAGACAGGGCTTCAAGGGCAAAAAAGAATAGGGAGAAAAAAGAACAACAGAAACTGGAAGCTCAAAAATTAAAAGAAGAGGAAGCTAAGAAACCTATAACAGGATTTCAAGAAGTTGCAGATCAGGCTGTTACGGATATTAGTCAGGGCAAGAAAGCTCCCAGCAAAACCAAGAAGGAAAAAGCTGTGACAGAAGCTGTCATTAAAAAGGACAGGCATCTTACTGTTAAGGCTCCAGATTCCGATGGTATCGTTACAGAGTATGAAGGATTAGATGATTTTATAAATGATGAAGAAGCCATTGCCGAAGAGAAAATAAGTGAGAAGCGGTTTAAGGAAGAGGGTGGTGACCTGACAGAAGCAGAACAGAAAACGGCTGAAGCCAAAGCAAGGAAACGATATGCCCAAGCAGTGCTTGATAGAGAAGGTAAAAAGGAACCCACGCAAAAAGAGTTAGCCGATGAAATGGAGGCTGAAGCCAAGAAGGTTGTGGTTGAACCTGATGAACAGCTAGAAGAAGGACCACTTTATACAGTAGAAAGTGAAGGGAAAACAGTTAAGAGGTTAACTCCAGAGACTACTAAAAAGGAAATAGAAAAAAGTTTTGGTAAAAGCACAGTAAGGAAACTCTTAAAGAATGATGGAGTTACAATTTTTGCAACCCAAGACGAGTATATTAAGGAAACGAATTTAGACCCGAAGAGCTATGAGGGGCAACCCGGCAAAGGGCGTAAAATTCAGGGATCGTTCCACCCTTCAACAGGGAAAGTTTATCTGATTGCAGAAAATATTAAAGAGGGTGAGGCAGGAGGAGTCTTGCTCCATGAAGTTGGAGAACACGCAGCCTTGAATGAAATGGTTGGGAACGATGCATATGAATCCCTTTCCAAAAACTTTGAGGAGCTTCTAAAAGCGAAAGACCCTGTAGCCGTTGCTGCCTCTAAAAGAATTCCTAAAAATACCCCGGAATCTCACATTAAAAGCGAACAGTTGGCTTACCTAGTAGATGATATCCAGAGTAAAATCACTGCTGGCGAAAAAGTATCCTCAAAAGCTAGGACTCTGTATAACAGAGTAATTAACCTGATCCGTAACTGGATAAGAAAACTCCCAGCGTACAGGAAGTTTGAAGGACGAGCTGCTTTAAAACGTCTCCAGAAAGGTGAACTCCTAACTCCTGAGAACATTGCTTCACTTGCAAGGGTTGCGGTAGACTTCCATACTGGAACTTATGATAGGGTAGATATTCTTCCTTCCCCTACAAAAAAAGAAAGAGCCAGACAGGCCAAGATTGGTAAAGAGTTACTGGAAGGAATAAAGGAAAGGAAACAAAGGAAAGAATATAAGGAGGGAACGAGGGTTACTTCTGCTAAAAAAGCTAGTGATTGGAAAAAAGCTAATAAAAGACCTGAAAGGAAAAAAGCTAGGATTGATTCCCCTGAACTTCAGCAAGCCGCAGAAGATTTAGAGGCTGGCGAAATTACATTTGAAGAATATCAGGAGAAGGTAGACAAAATTGCTCCAATTGAAAAGTTCGATAAAGTCCCAGAGCCAGCGACTAATCTTGAAGTAGCAGGATCAATAAATGAAGGTCAGTTAAAGAAAGGTGCATTACTAAACGAAGATGGTGTCATTGAAGATGGTGATACTGTAGAGAATCGATTGGATATACCTGCTTATGAAGACTATGATACTTGGGTTGCTACGATAACCCCTCATTTTAAGGGTTTAGATGTCCCCTCCTTTGCTACAATTTATGCTGGGACAGCGAAGCTGATAAACGTAACCTTTAAAACCCAACCTTCGGGATCATTAAAGATTGCACAAGGTAAGGGTAAATACCCCCTTGCAACCATGAAAGGTGAATGGGTTAATTCAACTAACGAAGATTTAAAAGCTGAAGCTGATGATTTAATGAATGATCCTGATTGGGTTCAGGTGGGAATGAATCCAGAAAGGCAGTCATCTTTTTATGCAAAAGAAGATAAGGTTGTTGATGGAGTGGAAATAAAGAAAGGGACTCCATTAGCTTCCGCTGAAGAAGTTATACAGGTAGGTGCTTTTGTCCTTGCTAAAAAACCAACAACTGGAGAAGCCCAAATTGTGAAATCAGCATCTAAAAAAACAGGGGAGGAAATCCGATTCTCTGAAGAAGCTGAGACTGATAAACCCACTACAGGTATAAACATTAATGACTCCAAACAGCCGTTTACTAAGCAGATAATATCTGGTGAGAAGACTATTGAAACTCGCAATACAAATAGTCTGAAAGGTCAGGTGGGTAAAAGGATTGGTATCATCAGAACAGGCAAGGGTAAACCTCAAGTTGTTGCATATGCTACTGTGGGTGAGCCTATTATCTACAACACCAAGGAGGAGTTCAGGAAGGATCAGGACAAACACCTAGTTGAAGAAGGTTCAGAATTCGATATCAAAGAAGATGGGATGAAGTATGGGTATCCACTGACTGATGTTAAAAAGGTTACTCCCTTCCCTGTAACTTCAAAGGGTATTGTTTCTAGGGAAATAGATCAGCCCCCAGTGAAGAAAGAAATTGAAGTTGACATGGAGGAAGTGATAGATGAATCACAATTCGCTGAAGTTAGAAAAAGGTTTAATGAAGCAAAAGTAAAGGATAAAAAAGCAAACCCTTTGGATACAGTAAAAGATGTTGCTGAAAGAGCAAAAAATATCTTCACTCGTTCCCACCCTGATCTTGATCCCGAAAAATTTGGACAGACCCTGGAATATATAAGGCAAGTCCAAGATGTCCCATCCTATGCACAGTGGCAGACCTTTCAGGATATCTATGAATTCATAGATAAGATGACAGATGCAGAACTGGAAATCTTTACATACAACATAATCCTGCCTGACATGATAAAGGATTTAAAGTCGGGAGTATTGAAGCCAATTGATGGTGAGTTACCTTTTGGTTATGAAAGTCTTGAACAAGTTGAACTGGATTTAAGGGGGTTTAAACAGAAAGCCCGGAAGACAAAAACTAAATCCGGCAAGACTGTAGAGAAGGCAGTAGCTGAACGTAATGAGGTGATGAATAATTTAAAGAATGAGTTGATTGATGAAGGGCTACTTTCGGAAGAACTCAGGAATGATGAAGCTTATTATCATCACCAAGTCATCCAGTTTATGCAAATGGAGGACAAGTTTAAGGGTGACTTTAATGTGAATGCCCAGAAGGCTGGAATCCGTACAAAGAAACAGGGCTGGCAGAAAGCCCGAACTGGTAGTACAAAGGATTACAACACATCGTACCTTGATGCTGAGTTTGCTGTCATGTCAATGATGCGTAGCCAGCTTGAGACTAAAAAACTGCTTGACAAAATTGAAGTAGAAGAAAATAAGTTTACTGAAATAGAGGCACAAGCAAAAGAAGAGGAAACAACAGTAGATGATTTGCTACGGAACTCTGAGGATTGGAAGGATTACACGATCTGGAAACCTAACCCTGACTCTGTCTGGTTCCATACTTATACCTTGAATGACAAGGTAGCACAGGAGGTCTTGGAACAGGTCGATAAAACTGACAAAAAGATAAAGGCAAATAAAGAAGCTCTTGAAAAAGGTGAGAAGCTTCCGAAGCGTACCCAGAAAGAAAGAACTGAGGGTGTTGAAGTTACAGAAGGTGATATAGGTGAGGGTATAATCAAGGGGAAGGACGAGGAGTGGATCATTCCTAAAGAGCTTGCCAAGACCCTGAACGAAAGCAGGAAGCCTAATGAAGGTATCGCTGCAGTTTCTGCATGGACTCTACAAGCTTGGAAGAAGTGGGTTCTTTTAAACCCTGAAAGGCTGATTAAATACAACCTGAATAACTCTTCTGGTGACATTGATATTGCCTTTGCTTTTGATCCCATGATTTTAGCTAATGCAAAACAGGCTGCGAAAGACTTGTTCCATGACCTGAAGAAACATAAATTAAGTCCTGAATTACAGAAGGAACTTGCCAAGTGGAGGAAGAAGGGGGTAGTTGATTCAGGCTTTGCAATTACAGAGGTAGATGATTTTTCCAGAATGTATGAGAAGCTCTTCGAGGGCAGACCCTCGAACATGAAAGATGAAACATGGGTGGAGGGAATAGAGGCTGTAGCAGATGATATAATAACTGGGCCGAAGAAATTAGCAAAAGGTTACTGGAAAAATGCAAAAGACTACACGACACTGCGTGAGAATATTCTACGTCTGGCTGCTGTCAGATATTTTGAGAAAAAAATTACGGAGAATCCTAAAGATAAAATATATGCTGCTTCTAAATCATATGAGATAGACCAGATAAAGGACAATGATGACAGGGCTGCAAAACTAGCCAGAGAGTTAATCGGAGATTATGGGAACATCTCTCATGCAGGGCAGTTTATTCGTGAACACCTGATGCCGTTCTGGTCTTGGACAGAAATCAACACTCCTCGGTACATACGTCTGCTTGCCAACTCTGCCAAGGAAACGAGTGGTAGCAGAAGGGAGCTAACAAAAAGAATAGCGAAGACTATTCCCGGTAAAGCTGCACGAACTGGGGTAAATGTGGGGATAAAAGCTGGTGTCAGAATGGCACAGTTTGCAGCTATGACAACTATGGTTGCTATCTGGAACCATACATTATTCCCAGATGAGGAAGAGAAACTTTCAGAATTTGAAAGAGGTCAGTTGCACATCCTGCTACCTAACATCTGGCAGGATGGAGAAGTAGTCAGTCTGAGATTCTCCGGGGCGTTCTCGGATGCATTATCATGGTTGAGTCTGCACGATTCATTCTCTGATTATTCGCAAGGTAAGACAATTGGTGAACAATTCGAGGAAATGTGGAAGGCTCCTATTAATAAGCTTACCGGGGGGTTAACTCCTACTGCCAAGGTGTTTTACGAGACAGCTACAGGAGTGGCTACTTGGCCTGATATCTTTAATCCTCGACCTATTCGGGATCGCTGGAGACACATTGCAAAAGTATTTTCTGGAAGTATACCATATGATTGGTGGACAGGTAAACCAAGTCGAGGCTGGGGTAAAAACCTGTCCAAACTACTGCTTCAGTCCAGTGATCCGGGTGAAGCCGCATACTATAAAGTCCGTGGTTTTGTTAGAGATTTTAATGATAAAATGGGTGATGTAAGTTCTGGAGGGTTTACACCTACAGATAAAGGGAATGCTCTTTATTACTTCAAGCAGTCCTTGAGATATGGAGACATGGAAGCAGCCGAAAGATATCTTCGTTCTTATGTTGATTTAGCTGGTGGTCCAGCCAAAGCCAGTAAAGGATTAAAGGTTTCAATTAAGAGAGCCGCACCGATGGGTGGATTAAAAAAGAGAGACAGAGAAGCATGGCTAAAGAGCTTAACTCAAGCTGAATTAAAAACCTTACAAGTAGCCAGAGCTTGGTTTAAAAAAGTCTATGGCCGCACCCTTCGTTTTAAAAATTAATTTTACCCCTACCTTATTTTCCCTCCTAATTCCCTGATATCCCTGGGGAATAAAAATGCATATTTACCCTTGCTATTTTCCTAAAATTGTTTTAATATAATATTGAAGAAATAAATTGTTTTAATTATTTTAATAAATAAGAGAGGAACATATGTCTTTAACTGTTAGAGAATTAATGAAGAAATCTGGAGTGACATTAAAGGATGTTGCTATTGAATCCTCGTTATCGATTCCAATCGTCTGCAACATTTTAAATGATGAGCTTGTGGACAGAGTAAAAAAGAATGCAATGGATATAATAGTGACAAGGGGAAAAGAAAACGCTGACCTTGCCGAGTCAATTACTGTATGAAGAAGCCTCGCAAACCTTGTGTTGAATGTGGGGGAGTTCTAACTGGATTGCGTACACGTTTCTGCCAAAATTCTTGTGCAAGAGCATATGATGAAAAACGTAGGCAAGCGAAATACGATCTAATCCGACTCCATTTAAAGGACAAAGAGTGTGTGGTCTGTAAAAAGAAGTATCCTCCACGGACTTCAAGGCAACTAGCTTGTTCAAAGCATTGTGGAATTATTCTTTCCAATAGTAAGAGAAAAAAAAAAGGTGAAAATTTTTCCCTTGGCAAAGGTAGGGGGAAGTTTGGAGTAGGATCAAAAATTTCAAAAAATTTTATAACTCAGGAAGAAGTAACAGAAGTGACCATGCTTGATAAATCAAAATTTAAAAATGAAATACAAGAGTATTTAAATTCTGGTGGTAAAGTAATTAAGCTCTCCCCTCAAATAGCAATGAAAACTCCTTCAATTGGAGTGGCCTTAAAGTTAGGGGGCTGGTCTACTGAACAATTGCAAGGCTTCGGTGTAGAAATCGACCTCATGGAAGAGACTAATCCAGACCTCGTAGGTCTATTTGTAAAATGATTTGTAAACTCGATATCATGGCGAAGCCTCGCATGACACGCAGGGATAAATGGCCGCCTCCTAGAAAATGCGTGGCTAAGTATTGGAAGTTTAAAGATGAATTGTTGGCCTGTGCAGAGAAAGAAAAATTTATATTAGGCGATAAAGTCTATATGGAATTTCACTTAATGATGCCTAAAAGTTGGTCTAAAAAGAAAAGGCTAGACATGGTAGGTGAATGCCATATGAGTAAACCAGACTTGGATAATATGATTAAAAGCGTGGGAGATTGTTTAAAGAAAGATGATCAGACTATCCATGAAATTATTGCCAAAAAGTTCTGGTCTGAGGAATCAATATTAGTATTGAGGAACTTATGAATGATCAAGAAAATATTCGGGAAATCGTAGAAAAAAATAAAGTAACGTGGGATGAAAAAAAGTGGAAGGAACATTGGGCAGAACAAAAAGAAGGCCACATGAAGAGGTTGGCAGAAATGCATAGAGAAGCTAGAAAATGAAATTCGTAATTAAAGATGAAGTAGATATGCTGATTACAGGGCATCACAGATTGTTGCCCAGTGAACTTCATGCATATGCAAAAGCAATGAGAAAACGAGTAGCTATAGGAAAGGAGGCAACAGCTAGAAGAAAAGAAATGGCAAGAGTGTTAAACAAACATATGGGGAACAAACACATTATAGAAAAGGGGAGAATAATAGAATGAAAAATGAAGCGAATCCAGAGATAAGAATGATGGGTATTGGAGGAAGTGACCAATACAAAATTAAGTCTGCTCCAACTGAATTATGGCAACAGAAAATTGGAGCGAAACCGCCACCAGATTTATCGGACAATGAAGCAGTACGCTGGGGGACAATACTCGAAGAAGTGGTACTTCGGGAACTCTCAAGAAGAATTGGTAAAAAGATACGGATGATGAGTAGAACTATCCGTTCAAAAGAAGACCCTATCTTTCAGTGCCACCTTGATGGCAAGGTAGTGGGCGAACCCATTGGAGTGGAAATTAAAACTACTTCTTTGTGGATGGAAGATAAATGGGGGGAAGAAGGAACAGATCAGATACCCCTGCCTTATTATTATCAAGTCCAGCATTATCTCTACTGCACCCAGCATCTTGGGATTAAAAAGTTTATAGTTGCTGTCCTTATTGGTGGACAGAAACTAAAAATTTATACTGTCAGAAGAAATAGTAAATTTATAAGAGAGATGATCTCGGATGCCAGAATCTTCTGGTACAATCATGTCAAAACTAAAGTAGCCCCACCGCCTCGGTCAATTGCCGACTGCCTGTTACAATTTCCTGAAGGTACGGATGATAAAGAGATGCTCTGTGATCCGTTCCTTAATAATCTTATTGGGTCAGGGGTTACAATCAAAAAACAAATAAAAGAATTGAAAGGAGATTTAGAGGAAGTGTCGAAAGAGATCATGTGTATAATGAAGAATTCGACTTCAGTTACTAATAAGCAAGGGGAGAAGATGGTAACGTGGGCAAACTCAAGCCGAACCTCCCTCAATCAAAAACAATTTGCCCTCCTGCACCCTAATCTGTTTGAGAAAT